TATTTTCGTGAGAAAATATCCCGACTAGCCATTAAAGGAGGTTATTATGTTAAATTATGAAGTAGTTAATTATAATGGAAGATTATGGGAAGTTGAAAAAGAACTTAAGGATGGGGGTACTGACTTGGAGCGGTATGCTACTTACTTACTGAACTCTAAAGATATCGAATCACCAAAAAAGCAGGAGTATAAAATCTACACTAATGAGGAAGAATTCAGAAGAGAGATATCAATGGGGTTGTTAAACGATGAGATGGAAGTACTGCTTGAGGAAAAAAATTACAAAACAGAGAAGAAACAAAAGATAACAAATGAAGATATGAAAATAGACACAATTAGATACTACAAATATTTAGCAGATATGTTTTGGATAAAAAGTTCTAATGCAAAGTATTATGAGAAGAGAAGATTGGAAGCTATAACTAAAGAAATAAGACACGATATGTTATTAGTTAAAGATGTTTTGAAAGGTACTATATATTTTAAACAGATCGGCGAGGATAGTTCGGAAAACAATCTTGACTGGTTTGAAATGGACAATGCATCACACATAGAAGCACTACTATATATTGGTTTAAAACCAGGGTACAAGTCATGGTATGAGTGTATATCCTCAGATATTTTAAATTTACTATCTGAGGAAGAACAAGACTTTGTAAAACTTATACCTAACTTTGTTCAAAAAGAAATTGCAGATGAACTTGGAATAACACAACAGAGTGTCTCTACTCGTATAAAATCTTTAGCAAAGAAAATAACGAAGGAATATGTTAAACATTATGAAGAGTATAAGTATATGTATTGGTTAAAAGGTAATTATAGAACATGTACGAAATGTAACGAATCTAAATTAATTCAGGAATTTACAGATAGTAGATACGATTGTAAACAGTGTCGTAAAGTATTATGATTAAAATTATAGATGATGAAATAATAAGTGGTAATATACGACAAAACACTTGTAAAAAACGCTATAAAACCCTTATATATATGAGGGGGAATTTTTTATGAAAAAAATATGCGGTCGACACGGGTGTAATGAACTGGTAGAGTACAATGAGAGCAGGTGTCAATTACACCTACACGACCGTCGTTATAATGATAGGCTTGGTAAGAAAAATAGAAAAGATAAAGAAATACAGGATATTTATACAGATATTAGATGGATAAAGCTTAGAGATTACAAGCGTAGAATGGATCCTTTGTGCGAAAAATGTACTTGTAACGTTATGAGTGACGTGCATCATATAGTACCAATAAAATTGGGCGGTGCAATATATGATTTGTCAAATCTTATGAGTCTGTGCAGGAAGTGTCACAACGAAATACATAGGAGGTAAAAACAATGGGTAAAAAACATTTCACTAAAAAAGAACTAGAAGCAAGAGAGGAAGCTAAATTATCATTGAAAAGAGATCATGTTGAAATTGATAAACCTGAGTCGATAAGGAAAAATAAGGAAGCGTCTCAACTATGGGATAAAATAATAACAGATATGAATGGTATAGATATTTTAGATAATTTAGATTCAAACGTATTAGCTACTTTTTGTCACATTGAGCTTTTAAAAAATAAAGCGTTAGAAGAAGGAGATATCGCACTTTATAATCGACTAAGTAATACGGCACTATCATATGTAAAAGAATTAGGTTTAAGTCCTCACGCACGAGTTAAGCTCGCTACTAAAAGAGCCAACGATAAGATAGAAAAATCAGAAGAGAAGGATATGTTTGGTTAATGCAACGTGGAATAGAATATGCAAAGCAAATTGTAAATAAAGACATACCAAGTGGCGAGTTAGAATATTTATCGTGTGAAAGATTTTTAGAGGATTTAGAAAGAGATTGGGAATATGTATTTGACGAATCGAGAGCTGACCGAATTATAAAATTCATAGAAAATTATTGCAGACAAAGTAAGGGTGTTTTTGCAGGAAAAACAATTACTCTGCTACCTTTTCAGGTCTATGATTTAATAAACATTTTTGGTTGGGTTAATAAAACAGACGGGGCTAGAAGATTCACAAGAGCGTTTATAGAAATGGCTAGGGGTAATGCAAAGAGTACTATAATGAGTGCAATTGCACTTTATGGTATGATGGCAGACGTTATTTATCCTCCAGGAAAACCTGAAAAAATTCTTTTTGAGAAAAATCCTCAGGTTGTTTGTACAGCATATGATAGAGAACAAGCAAGAATAGTTTTAGATGAAGCAAAAGTAATGGCGCAAGCATCCACAGAAATAATGAAAAGATTAATTGTTAAAAAAGGATACGTAGAGCATAAAGAACGTGGAGGAAGTCTTAAAGCACTTAGTAAAGATACAAGAAATAAAGATGGAATGAATGTGAGTATAGCTATATTAGATCAATTGGTCGTGTTAAGTAGGAATACTTAATATTATAATCGAGGAAAATCGGTAAACGCTAAATTTTAAACTATAGGAGGTGGTCATATGATCGGAATATATAAGATAACAGATACTATTAATAATAAAGTATATATAGGTCAAAGTATAAATATTAAAAACAGAATTAGTTATCATAAAACAAAATTAAAATACAATAAACATCATAATGACTATCTTCAGAGAGCATATAATAAGTATCGTGATGGATTTAAATTTGATATTTTGGAAACTTGCGAAAAACAGTCATTAGATGAACTAGAAATTTATTATATTAAATTATACAAATCAACAAATAGAAAGTATGGATATAACTTTGATTCTGGTGGTAATACAAATAAAGATGTATCTGAAGAGACTAGAAATAAGATGAGGGGTAAAAACAACCCTATGTACGGAAAAAAACAATCTAAAGATGTTAAAAATAAAATTAAATTGAGTAATAGAGGAAAAAACAATATATTAAATGAACAATGTGTTATTAAAATTAAAGAATCATATATAGAAGGTTACTCTATAAATTATTTATCAAAAATATTCGGAGTTGATATAACAACAATAAATAAAATCACTAGATTAAGAAATTGGACTTATGTTAGAGAAGATTTAAATGATGCGTGTTACAATAGAGAAAAAAACAGAAAGAAAAAAAGAGATAAACAAATATTAAGTTTATTTTCGCAAGGTAAACTTAAATGTGAAATATCAAAAGAATTAAAAGTACATCATACTACTATTAATAAAGTTTTAAAACAAGCAAATACCGAGGTAAACTGGTAAATTACGAAAGGTTATCAGTCACTGTAACGCATAGACGGTGAATAAATATAATCCGTCCAAGAGTCCTCGACACCCAAATAGGGTGAAAATTTATGCTGAACTTATAGGAAACTATAAGAAGTATAGGATAAAAAACCTATACGATAACATTTTTGGAATTGCATACTCACAGAACGTCTGAAGTTATGGATATAATATTGTCAGGATTTGGTAAGCGTGTACAAAACCTAGCATGTATTATAACAACAGCTGGAACAGATGCAGAAAACAATATTGGTAAAAAAGAACACGATATTTGTGAAAAGATTCTCAGAAAAGAAATTATAGACGAATCTTACTTCACAGTCATAAGACAGTTGGATTCAGGAGATGATCCTGCAGATGAGAATCTTTGGATAAAAGCAAATCCGATGTTACGAACACAAAACAATTATACTATAAAATTAAAGGAGGCTATACAACAGAATTATAACATAGGTTTCGGATCTGGGGATACATCAAAGAAAAGAGAATTTTTGGTAAAGCGGTGCTGTCTATGGCAAACGGATAGTGACGATAAATTTATGGCAGGGTTAATGGATCGTTACAAACAATTGGAAGTAGAAAATTTCGATGAGTTAATTAAAGACAGACCGTGCTGGGTCGGAGTCGATCTTAGTAAATGTAGAGACTTAACTGCGATAGGCAAAGTCTGGAGATTAGAAGACGGTCGTTACGCAGTAGACGCTCACGGATTTATGCCAACTGAGCGTTGTCAAGAACATGAGCACGGAGATCGAGTTCCTTACAGAATGTGGTCAAAAGACGGATGGGTAACTATAACACCAGGCGCAGTCACAAGAATTTCAGCAGTTGAAGACAAAGTCAAGACTATACAAAACACTCAAGAAGTTTGTTACGATCCGTATTCAGCTTGGGAATTCGCAAGCAACTTAGAAGCTGAAGGATACTTGATGGTTGAAATACGACAAGGTGTAAATACCCTTTCGGAACCAACCAAAAAATTTAGGGACTTAGTTTTAGAAGGTAAAATAATACATAACGGAAATCCTCTACTAACTTGGTGTCTAAGTAACGCTTTTGAAGTTGTTGACAACAATGGAAATATTAAATTAAGTAAGAAACACACAAGCGATTCTCAAAGAATTGATGCTATAGCTGCAGTAATAAACGCGATGGTTAGAGCATATGTACCTGAACAGAAACAAAATAATGTATATGAAGACAGAGGAATAAGAGTTTTATAAAAGGAGGTGAGTAAGTGAAATTTAGAATACCATTCACTCAAAAAATAGTGGAAATAAGAGGGTTGCAAAATCCACCGACTTGGATGAGAGAGTTTTTCGGGGGAGGTCAAGTCGCTAAAAGCGGAGTAGATGTTACTGCTAATACAGCATTACAAGTTAGCACAGTGTTCGCTTGTGTTAGAGTAATAAGTGAGACAGTTGCTAGTTTACCACTTTTTTTATACAAAACAAGCGAAGGTGGTAAACAAAAAGCATTAGCTCATGATTTATACAATCAAATATATGCTATGCCTAATTCAGAAACTACTGCTTACGAATTCTGGCAAATGTTTATTGTGAACTTACTTTTGACTGGAGATGGGTTTGCTTATATTATAAGAAACGGAAACGGTCAAATATCTGAAATTTGGAATATACCTTCGAGTCGAGTTACAATCTATAGAAATGAAAACACTAAAGAATTATACTACAAAATTACAACAGATAAAGACGACGTTATACTATATCCCGAAAACGTTATGCATGTACGGGGAATGAAGTTTGACAACTTAGACGAATCTATCGATCCAATGAAAATCGCAAGAGATGCATTGGGACTAGCAATAGCTCAAGAGGAGTACGGTTCTAAGTACTTTGCAAATGGTGCTATAGTTGGAGGAATAGTAGAGCATCCTGCCGCACTTAGCGATAACGCGTTTAACAGATTTAAAACTTCTTTTAATGAAAGCTACAGAGGAGTTGGAAATAGTAACAAAATATTATTTCTCGAAGAAGGGTCAAAATTTACAAAAATCTCAAATACGCCAGACGAGTCACAAGCAATCGAAAGTAGGCAGTTTCAGGTATTAGAAATATGTAGGTATTTTGGTGTACCGCCTCACAAAATTTTCGATTTGTCAAGAGCTACATTTTCAAACATCGAGCAACAGAGTATTGAATTCGTACAAAATGCTATATTACCGATAACGGTTAAAATAGAACAAAGTATTTACAAAGATTTGTTACTACCTAACGAGCGACGCAGATATTTTGCAAAATTTAATTTAAACGGTTTACTTCGAGGTGATACAACAGCACGAAAAGATTTTTACGTAGCAATGTTACAGAACGGAGTAATGAATCCAAATGAAGTTCGACAACTTGAAGATATGAATAAGTACGATGGTGGAGACAAATATTTAGTAAACGGCAACGTACTAGATATAGAAGATGTGGGCGAAGGAGGTGAAGAAGATGAAAATAGAGAAGAGGTCAATAGTGTCAGAAATGACAGTTGAAGACGAGAAAAGAACTATTGTAGGTTATGCTGTCAAGTGGAATGAGTTAAGTGAGCAATTAGGTTTTTTTAGAGAGAAATTTAGTAAAGGCGCCTTCAAGGATAGTCTATTAGATAAACAGCAGATGGCACTTTGGAATCATAATACAGATGTAGTTTTAGGATCGACTAGAAATCAGACATTGAGATTAAGCGAAGATGAGTTAGGGCTAAGATTTGAAATAGATCTTGCAAATACTACTCAAGCAAATGATATCTATGAACTAGTTAAAAGAGGAGACATCAATGGAGTTAGCTTTGGATTTTATGCTGAGTTAGAAGATTGGGAAGATAGAAGCGATACTGCTGTAAGGACAATAAATAGAGCAGATTTAATAGAAATAAGCCCAACACCTTTTCCAGCATACAGTCAAAGTGAAGTTAACGTGAGAAGTCTTGAAGAAAGATATCAAGAATTTAAGAAGAAATCTGAAGAGGAAGACAAAAATAATGAATGGATAACCAATTTTAGAAAAAAAATTAATGGAGGTATTTAAAAGATGAGTAAACTATTAAGCTTGAAAGAAGAAAGAGGAAATTTGACAACAGAGATTAGAAAAGCTATGGAAGGAAATGACGAAACACAATTGAAAGAATTAGAAGCAAAATTCGATACTTTAAATGGTAAGATCTTAGCAGAAGAACGACAACTAGAAAGAGAGCGCTTGAATGGTGAAGTAGAAAAGAAAGTAGAAGAAAGAAAAATTGAAAAATCAATTGAAGAAAAAAGAAGTGATGCATTCAAAAAATTCATAACAAGCGGAAATGGAGCAGAGTACAGGGATTTACAATTACACAATGCAACTCAAGCTGGATTTTTGGTTGCTCCAATGCAGTTCTCAAATGAAATCATTAAAGGTGTAGACAACGATCTTGTGATACGTCAATTAGCAACAAAGTATATTTTAAACGGAGCACATAGTCTTGGATTTGCAAAACGTGACGCAAGAGTATCAAGTGCTGCATGGGGAGTTGAAATAGCACAACCTACAGCAGACAGTAGTTTAGCATATGGAAGAAGAGAGTTCAAACCTAATTTCGCAAGCGGGCTTGTAAAAGTGTCTAAAGAATTATTAAGAAATGCTCCAAACGTTGAAAGTGAAGTACAAAAAGAAATAAGTTATGAAGTTGGAGTACTATTAGAGCAAGCGTACATGAGCGGAGACGGAATCGGAAAACCTCTAGGATTATTCACAGCTAACTCCGATGGAATAAGTACAAGCCGAGACGTTTCGACTGGAAACACTACTACTTCTATAACTGTTGATGGTCTTAAAAATGCAAAATATAGTTTATTACCTCAATACATGAACAGCGGAAATATTAGATGGTTATTCCACAGAGACGCAATACTTCAAATCTCTAAATTAAAGGATGGTAACGGAAACTACTTGTGGCAGGAATCGATAGTAGAAGGTGAACCTTCAAGATTACTTGGAGTACCTGTTATCATGAGCGAATATGTACCAAACACATTTACTACAGGGCTTTACGTTGGTATGATAGGTGATTTCAGTCAATACAGAATCGTTGATAGTTCATCTTTAGAATTACAAGTATTGAATGAATTATATGCTGCTACTAATCAAGTTGGTTATATGTACAGAATCGCAACTGACGGAGCACCTGCTCTAGAGGAAGCTTTTGCACGTGTTAAATTAGCGTAATAAAATTAAAATAGGAGGAAATTAAAATGATATTAAGTTTATTAAAAGAATGTAAGTTTCAAAAAGTAATAGATACTCAAGCAGCAGGAACTGGGACAACAGTAGGAGATATTTTAGATCTAGGTAGCGCAGATAGTGTGATAGGTGTTTTAGCGTTAGGAGATGTAACAGATACTTCAGTTATAACTTTACAATTATTCGCAGGTGACGAGAGCGACATGAGCGACGAGGAGGTACTTGGTACTACAGCAAGTTATACGGCTGGAGCATCTGACGCTGACGACAAATTATTAGTGCTAGACTATATTGGTTTGCAAAAGAGATATGTTAGATTCAAAGTTGTAGTTGCTACAGCTAATGCAGTAATAGAGTCAGTTGTATCTGGAATATACAATCAAAAAGCACTACCTGTAAGTCAATCGTCAGATGTTATCGACGGAGAATTAGGTTTAGGATCGTAATAAAATGAGGGGACTAAGTTCCCCTCTTTAAAAAAGGAGGATAGATAAAATGAGTTATTTGAACACGAACGTATATATCGAACAAGGTGGAGATCGTCAAGTAGTTGCATCAGGCGGTTCTTTGGATATAGAAAGCGGTGGTGAAATTGATGTCGAAAGCGGTGGTAGTCTTAAGCTTGCTGGTACTGCTATTACTTCAACTGCAGCTGAGTTAAATATTTTAGATGGAGTTACTTCAACTGCAGCTGAGTTAAACAAAAACGATATATCTGCTCAAGCAGAGACAATCACAGAAGCTGGCGCTATAAGCGTATTAGTTAAAAATACCAAATTAGACTCAACAGGCGGAACTTTTGCAGCAACATTAGCAGCTCCCGACGCGACAATGTATGGTATAGTTAAAACTATAGAAATGACGGTTGATAATGGGGATGTT